GGCGGAAAGTGGGCAGGAGAACCTAAGTGTTTGTTTATAATAAGGAAATTACCTTTGCACTCTTTGCTCGGTTGTCTTTCGCCCATAACGGGCGAAGATTAGGCCATCACCGTGCCGTCGCAATCGCGCGCTGCATAGCGACTGCCATGGCTGGTCCAAGCTCTTGTTCCGCCGTTTGCCGCGCTATTCCATTCCAATCGAGTCTTGCTTTGTATGCGTACTTTGAAACAAAAAAGAACATGGCTTTGATGCGGCGATCTCTTAATCGCTTATAAACTCCTGGCCTTAAATAGCTACTGCCTAACGCTTTCTCTGACGTTCTGCCAATAACGAAATACTCCTCGCCGCGCTTTTCGGCTTTGTTCTTTCTTCGAGTCACCTTTTCGGCGCGATTCTGCGATGCGCCTTGCGAAGACCAATTCATGGCGTTCAACCATGACAAAATCATGATCAGTTCACTTGATAGCGGGTTGCCATATACATCAAGCGGCATACCTGGGCCTGGCACCATAATCCAACCGGAAGGCAGTAAGCCAGCCCTTTGTAATCTAAGTTCAGACTTCTTTTGTTGCCGTTGCCCGCCCTGAATATGCGGTTCAAGAATGCGCTCATATACTCCAGACGATGACCGGCTAAACCCCATGTTTTGCCCGTATTGATTCTTGATTCCTTCTAGAGTCCCGACAATAGCGGTCAGGTCTTTCTTGGTGGCCTTGCGGACCGTAACCTGATTGACCAGCCATGGAGTAGGGCGATCAAAAACGCTTTTAACTTCTGCCTGCAAAGCAGCGCGGACCTTGAACGCCGTATCATTGAGCGCCAGCATCATCGCATACGGCATCTGTTCATCCGCCAGATTACGCAACTGGCGCTGAACGGTCTCCAGTCCGCGCACATCCAGCGTAATCACGGCTTCGCCCCATACCGACAATCCAGCGGTTTCTTGCCCGCATCCCGATAACCATACGAATACACTTCCAACGCCTTCACCCGCTCACACAACTCCTGGCCATCCTGTGCGGTAAACCGTGGGCCGACGGCCACAAACGACTTCACCTGCTGCTGGGTACGAGTAAACTGAAGATACTCATAGCCGATCAAGGTTACTACGCCAATAAAGCTCAAGGTTGAGAAGATTTTACTCATCATTAGAGTGTTTCTCTTTGCGCAACTCTTCCCGCAGCCTTCGGTTCTCTTCCATCAGGGTTTCCACCAGTGATTCGTGATGCTCATCGTCCTTCCCTTCACGCCACAGTTCCCGAATCCAGCGCCAGGCCCCAGCCAACAGCACCAGGAACAGCGCACCCTTTTCGGGATTGGCGAAAATGGCGGCCAGCAATTCCAACCAACTTGACTCATTATCGGCCACTCTCGTGCGTCCGCAGAATACCCCAGATAGACCAAACCGCTAAAATCGAAAAGGTAAGCGCGGACGGAGTAATGAAAAACTGCAACGAAGAAAACGCCAGCGTCAAGAAGCAAAACGCATACAGCATCCGTGCCAGAATCCGCACCCAGAACGGCGGCGCGATACACCACAGCGTCATCCCTAATCCATACAGCCCGCTGACCAGAAAAAGCAGGCTCCACTCGACCGTATACCCCTGATGCGCAATAAAGTTGAGGGTCCTGAGCGTCGTATACAGCTCCGGGTTAATCAGCAGCAACAGCCCAATCAACCCCAGAATCAACCCAGACAGCAGATCATGATTGCTCCAAGGCGCTTCCAGCAGAATGTGGCTCAACCGCGCGCCAGTGCCATTGCGGAAGCGGGCGGACAGATTCATTTTTGCAGCCGCCGCACGTATTGCAGCGCGGCCTCCAGGGCAAAATTCAGCAGGCTAGTCGCCAGGTCAATGCCCAGCGTTTTCAGTTCCGTCTCCAACATCACCAGCACCCGCGCGCGCTTCTCCGCCGAGGGAATGTCTTTGTTCTCGTACAGCACGACCCAGGACTGCGCGCGCTGCCATAACTCCGCGCCGGCCAGCCAGATCATAATTCGATTCAGTAAGACGGCGACGATGCGGTTCATTTGAGTGCCCGATGAATGCGCAGTAAGTTGATCTCTAAATCCTGCGCGGCCTGATTCCAGGCTCCAGGACACAGCAGTACATCGGCTTCGTGACACGGCCCGCTCCAACCCAGTTGTTGATAACCGTTCACCGCCAGCGGGGCCTTGGCGATGACGAACCGATCCCAGATCGTGTACTCAATCGGCACGCAGACGGTTTCAATACAGAGTTTCGCCGGGCCATAACTCAGCCCTGGCTGACACCCGCCCGGCCCAAAACACTGCGCCGAAAGGGCTAACGGAAAGACGATAAACAGCGCCACAACGAGCCATTTCATATCCAATTCACTCCAATCAACTCAACAGGCTTTTACACCCAACCGCCAGCAACAGCGGGAAGCCAATCACCACGGCAAACGTACCCAGATACACCGCCAGCAACTCCAACAATTCCAGCGTTAGTTTCATTGATCAATACCTCCACGCGCATTCAATCCCGATCCCCAAATCCACTACCGAATCGAGGGTAGGTATTTGGATCAGCCGATGAATACGATCTGGGGGCACTTTCGGGCGGCACGGACATTGATTCGCGCAACTCGTCAGCAGGGCGGTCAGGAACAGGACGCCGATTATCGCCGCCAGGGCTAAGCGCAATTTCTCGCTGCGATGTGCCCACGGGCTTCCCAACCAGTTCGATGGCCGGTAGATCAGCATCGCCAGAATCAGCCCCAGGTGCAGCAGAATCGCCAGCCCGGCCCACAGGAGCACGCTCCACAGAATCAGGTCGCTCATCACTCAGGAATACCCCTAGAAGGCCCGCCAGCGCCATGCCCGCCCTGACAATCGCATCGGCCTGATCCGGGCTTAGCGACAACCCAAAGGCTGTCAGGAGCCAAGCAATCCCGCGCCAGGAACTCGGTTCGCGCAACCGCGCCAGAATCCAGTTCATCGTCCATCCAGTCCCAGCCGATAAAACAGGTGACTTCCGACCCGCGTTCCCACATGCTTCTGTGCCCAGGCCGGAGGCCAGAGGCGCAACCCTTCCGGGCGCAGAATGGTGTGGTAATGATCAGCCCCGTTCGTCGGATCAGGAATTTTACCGCTTAATACCTCTTCGGCAAGCGTGTACAGCGTACCCAATTGCGAGATCGTTCGGCTGCGTACCCGTTTGGCTTGCCTATCCCACCAGCAGGAAAATTGATGCGAATCAAGACAAACGGCCCGGATGGTATCGTCAGGAATCCCATCGCCGCGTTGCCGGCTCCACCAGCCCAGATTCTCGGCCCGATTGCGGATTACCCAGGCTACGGCAATCTGGCCTTCGCGCGGTTCCCCTCGACACTCCCCCCACAGCGTCTGAGCCATGGTGAGTACATCTGCTGGGCGGTAGTTCATTCGTCGCCCCGCCAAATAGCATCCAAATAATCAAGATCGTGTTTGTTGGGGATTCCCAGCCCGATACCGATGCTGGCCCATTGCGCGGCGTGTTGCTGTACTCTCCAGCGCAAGTAGAAATAACGGAAGTGCCTAATAATCGGCCATCTCTTCATGCCGCCTCCCAACTACCGGTAGCCTGATACAGCCGGGGCGCGGCAAACTGCTCACAGTCCAGTTCATCGGCCAACCTGGCCTCGGCCACGTGCATTTCTCGAATCTTGTCCCGCGCAAACCGGGCCACGCGAAAGCAGGCCATTTGCCGAGGGCACTGCATTGGGGCGCACACCATCAGCCGGTTAATGTCTTGTTCGAGCACGTCATCAATCAGAATTCTTCGGTTCATTCAAGGCGGTCGCTAGCAATCAATGGAGTAAGGAACGCACTTGCGTGGTATTCGTACAACGCACACAGCCCGGCAAATTCGGGCTGATGCAGCGCGCAGTAGTAAATATCCGGGTCGTCATCCCTGAAGTTGATACACTTACTGCATTGCAGATTGGAAGCTGCAATGCACTTTTGCAGCGTGCCGATCATTAATCGGCAACCGTGGCATTCAGGAAATCGGCCAGTCCGGTATACGTCCCAGCCGCCAGCGCACCCCACCGATCACTCATTGCCTGGGGCTGTGCCGTAATCCCAAACACTTCACCAAAGTAAGACGCAGAAACGCCAATGGATTCTGCGCGCATCCCGTCGTACTTTTTTAGTACAGCCAAGCCGTTGCGGATATTGTCAATCGCCGCCGCAATCTCTTCGCCGCGCACGTTGTTTCTGTCAATTGTACAAATAAGTGCCATGATTAAGCCCTCAAGGTGAGTAACGTTTTAGCTGCGTCCAGTTGGCGGCGCAGCCCGGGTAAATCTTCCGGCGCGGGTTCCGCCAAAATCCGCTCGGCCATCCGGGTTTGCCGTTGCGTGTTTCGCGTAGCCCACTGGCTCTTTAATGCCGCCAGCCGCTCGGCCTCCGTTTTGTCTACTGCTGGAAAGGTCACGGCTGAGACCGTCACAATGGGATCGCCGGACTTCTGATCCGAACCGAGAGGTTCCCGCACTTCCGGGACTAGACCGTAATCGGCAAGCGGCAGAACTTCCGGCGTGCCGCAGCGAGTGAGGGTGCGGACATAGGCACTATCGGCGGTATGAGGGCCGCTGATGAGCGTTAGGGTGTTTGGATCAATGTGGTAGTACATAATTTAGCTCTTGCTGATCTTGGCTTTAATGCGCAGCGTGACCGCCAGCCAGTTATCGGAAGTGCCGCCCGCCGCGACATCGGTGGCGCTCCATGCTCCGGTCAGCCCATTGGTATCGTGGGCGGCTACGCCACAATCGGCATCCTCCTTCGAGGCCCGATTCGTCATCCCGGACGGCGCGGTTTCAATGCTGGTGTCTGTAGCGCCATGTCCCGCTAATCCGAGGGTCCAGGCCAGCGACGGCGAATTCCAGGTACTGATCGCCGGATAGGTGATCGTCGTGCCCGTGCCACTCGATACCGCAGAAAGCGTCAGCGGGTTACTGGTGGCAACGTTGCGATAGACCAGGCAGATCAGGCTGGTAGCATTGGTCCAGGTGCCAGAGGTCTCGCTGGCGCTGGCAGCGTATTTGTAGGCGACAGTGGCGGAACAAAGCGTGCCGTCTAACGTGTTGCTGACAGCGGTCCAGCCGCTCGGCACGCTGGGATTGGTGGTGTCCCCCTCACGGAAGGCAAATCCAATCAGTAAATCGCCGGTCTGATGGGTGGGCAGCGTAGCAGTCGTAGTGCCGGTCGCAGACCCGACATGGGTAATCGCTTCAGCGGAATACAGCGGACAGGTTCCCCACACCGGTTTTGTGGCCCATCCGGTTTTGCCACCAAAATTGGTCGGTAGGCTGGCTGTGTTACCGACGCACCAGCCCGTAAGGTCTTGCTCAAATACAGATACCCCGTAGAACATAGCACCCATAATAATTACATTCCCTGTATTCCAACTCCCGATATTCTGATTAAACGCCGATGCCCCGTAGAACATATCGCGCATACTCGTCACATTCCCTGTATTCCAACTACCGATATTCTGATTAAACGCAGATGCCCCGTAGAACATATAACTCATATCAACCACATTCCCTGTATTCCAACTCCCGATATTCTGATTAAACGCCGATGCCACGTAGAACATATCGCGCATACTCGTCACATTCTCTGTATTCCAACTACCGATATTCTGATTAAACGCCGTAGCGCGGAACATAGCAGCCATATTCGTCACATTCCCTGTATTCCAACTCCCGATATCGCTATTAAATTTTGTACACGCACCGAACATATACTCCAAACTACCACTCAACGTCGGCGCATCGGTCGCCGTAATGGTGGCTTGCAGATTACTACACCCATAGAACGCATAACTCCACGTTGTCATCCCAGACACGCTTCCCCACTGCCGAATATCAATGAGTTTGGTTTTATCGCCACCATTATTGAAATACGGCGCGGTGTACGTTCCTTTTACGGAAATGTGATAATCGCCCGCCACGGCATAGGTATGGGCGCTCAAATTGCCGGTACTGGTTTCCGAACTGCCATCGCCCCAGTTGATCACTGCATTGCGCGTTCCGGCTCGATTCGGCCATTGAAAGGTTTCGCCATCCGCCGTAGTGCGAATGGTCATAATGAATTGTGTGGGATCATTCAATCTAACCCCTAACAGGGCCGCCTGAAACGCGCCGAGCATTAGCTGGTCTCCTTGCCACTCAGCCATCCCAACCAGCGCCCCGTACCGGCGTCGTTATCATCCCAGATGAACGAATACACGCTGATATAGGTCACAGCCGCTGGCGTCGGTACGGTATCGGAATCCGTCTCGCTCACCCATTTGATCGCCGGGCTGGCGGCCCAGGTATGGGCTTTCCCGGTGGCGTTTTCTAGCAGCAGCACGAAAGATTTGGCGATTGCACCCGGATCGGAGGGCAGAGTGATTGCCGTAGACGCGCCGCTCGGATTGAGCGTAAACCGCTGAACGTTGCCGTTGGCAAGGTCAATCGTTAGGGTAGCCGCCGTGATTGCAGCGGGCGAATAGAGGGTTTCACTGTAGTTGGTCAGCGTCCCTCCAGAAGCCGCCAGCTTCTCAACATCGAGTTCGTTGAGGGCCGCTTGAACCGTAGTGGCGGCAATCGAACCAGCGGGGGTGTTGGGGATGGACGCCGCTGTGGTTTCAGCGGGTTGCCAGAGGGGTTGAAACAGGCTCATGCGCGCCTCAGTTCGCCATCACAGCGATCCAAAAAAAGCAATTTTCGTATCATGGGCTTTTTTGCAGCCCGTAGCAACATTTGTACATCGCCGCTCAGCGACCATCATCGTAGAGCTTTTCCAAATCCTTGAGCGCCCGCAGCAGGTACAGCGTGCGGTCCAGGCTTTCCTCAATTGCGTGCCGCATCCAGTCCAGCAACGATAGGTCATTCCGCATCAGCGTCGTGCCGTATTTTGCCTGCCCCAACCGCGAGCGAGCCAGGAGCATGGCGATAGTTTCATCGACAATCGCATCGCCGCTCCATGACACGGGCGCCTCGGCAGAAACCATCGGATCACCGTACAGCGGATGGGATTCGCTCATCGGCCCGTACTCCCAAAGCCGTTCGCGCCGCGCTCGGTTTCCGGCAACGCATCCACCTCAATGAGGTCCGGGCGGGTGATGGGCATCACCAGTAGCTGCGCAATCCGGTCGCCGGCGTGGACGGTCTTGCGCTCATGCGATCCATTACAAAGTAGCACTCTGATTTCTCCCCGATAGTCTGGGTCCACAATACCCGCCGAACTATCCAATCCATGCCCGGCCAGCCCGGAACGCGGCCAAATCTGGCCGACGTGGAACGGATTGAGCGCAATGGCAATCCCGGTCGAAATCCAAGCACGATGGTATTCCGGGATGGTGATCGTTTCATCGGCGTACAGGTCCAAACCCGCCGCATATTCCGTAGCGCGCGTAGGCAGCCGGGCGGTTTCAGTAAGTCGTTTCAAATAGAGCGGCATCTCAATCTCGCAGTAAATCCATCAGCCAGACAAAGTTAATCCCGCGTGGGTTGATCAGCGCGGCGTTTTCGAGCAGGAACGCCCGGACTGCTTTCGGCGTGATATTCCAGCGATCACCCGGGCCGCCATGATCCGCTACAGTATCCCCGCGCGGCGTCGCTTTCAGCCAGCCTTTTTTGATCCAGCCGATGACCGGCGTCGCAGAGACGCCGAGAAACGACGCCAGTTGATGTGCGCTGTACCCGCCCGTCGCATTCGCCAGCCCGCCCAATACCCGATACCGCTGTACGGTAATCGCCGCTTCCGTTCGATGAAAACCGCGCCGCGCCAGGCGATGCCGGATGTTGATTGGATTCAGGTGCAGGTATTGATCCAGCAAATCCAACTCCTCTTCCGACCAGGGCGGCTCTTTTTGCCGCAGCGCGCGCAGCCCCAGCGCCGCCGCGCGGGACCGCACCTGGATCAGCGACACGCCCAGCCGGGCCGACAACCACTCAGCGTTTTTGCCCGGCTGTTCCCGCGCGGTAATAACAGGCCACCATGTTCTGATTTCCGCATCTTCCGCCTCAGTCCAGTCCCGCGCTTTGTGATTGCGGTATTTACCCGTCGTGTGCGTTTCCTGCTTTTTGAGTCCAATTCCAATTGTGTACGCTTTATGGCGTACCTGTTGCGGCGTCACCGCAAAATCCACTGCCAGCACCGACGCAGGTTCGACCGGATAGCGTTGTTGTAAAGCTTCGAGTTCCGGGAGTGTCCAGATTTTCATTGCACGCGGAGTCCGATTTAATCAAGCAAGTGATCGATCATCTGGCAAAACTCCTGATAGAGCGTTTGCACCGCCTCATCGGCGCTGACAAAGGAATGGCCGTGTTTGGTGAGTGTGCGTAATTGCTCACGAAACGCCAACAGCACGCTTGTGTATTCCTGAACGCTCAACATTTCCAGCAATTCACCGGCATCCTCCGGTAGATCAAATTCCAGCATCGCTTTCATGCGGCTGGCTCCAGGACTTGTTCCCACAACACCATCACTTGCACGACCTGTTCTGCAAACGCATCACAGCGTTGTTCTTCTTTTAGCGGGTCTTTGCGCGGTTTTCCGACTAAATGCGCGAACTCATGCGCCAACACAGTTAGCCGCGTTTTAGCATCAATCCGTTCATTGAAGTAGACATGGATGGTATTGGTCCAGGTATCGGCAAAGGCCCAAAATCCAGCCGTATGTATGCTTTCAAGAACCAGTCCATTCTCTAAAGCAGGGTCATCACCAAACTGGACTTCATCCGCATCAACGTCAATCCCTTCAATCTCCTTAATCCGCCGAACCAGCCCTTCATTATGCGCGTTCATAATAGCGCGCACGGAACTGTGTTTGACGAGTTTAAACAGTTTCTTCATTTGGTTTCCTTTTGATTTTACCATAATCAACCCGCACCTGAATCCGACAACACGGTTCGTCTTTACGCTGGCTGGGCAATCTTACGCCGCCGAGATAAGACCCAGTCGCTCTTATTTCTGGAATACGGCTATCGTAAAACTTAGCGCGATGCGCTACTTTTTCCGCCGCCATGATATTTGGCGCATCTATTTCAATATCAGCAATTAGTTGATAATGGTACGTCGGCATTTCCGCCTCGGCTCAAAATCAATACCCTGTATAAATCGAGTTATCCGTAAACAACACCCGATCCACTTCCTCAAACCCGCGCACCACCGCCGCCCGCCCGCCACCAGCCCGCACTACGTCCAGAAACGCTTGTTGTTCCGGGGTCGCCTTTTCACCGGGCCGTTTCACCTCCAGCGCGAAATAGCGTCCATCGGGTAGCATCCCGTGCAGGTCCGCGTAGCCTTTCCCGCTTGGCTCGACTCCGCGCAGGTGCAGGAGATAGTTGCGGATGCGTTGCCGGCCATACTGGGCTAGCCCGCCGTTCACCCGGCAAAACCAGACGATGCGCCCACGGGCTTGTTGCGCCCGCAGGTAGTCCACAATCTGCGCTTGCACATCCGATTCTTTCGCCCGTGGCGCCGAAAGCCTGAATTTTGGCTGCTGTGGCGGTTTCGGGCGCGGGCTAGGTTGGAATCCGCGCCTATTCATGCTGCCGCCCGGTCCATCCGGTCGTCATCATGAATTTCTTCGGTTCGCGTTTCGCCGAGGGTGCCTAGCCGATGGCTAAACAAGTTCTTGCCCTCTCCACGCGCAAGCCCCGGCTCCCCGCCGGTTGCAAAGCTTCGGATATTTTGGGCCGCGTTTACGTCCCGGTCATGCTGGGTTCCACAGTCTGGACAGGTCCAGTCTCGAACCGACAGCGGCATCTTTTCTTGATAGGAACCGCAACTCGAACAGGTTTTGC